GCTACGATGTTCAAGCTCTCTGAGATATTCCAGAATCTCATGAACTCGGTATCGGGTATCAACCAAGAACTTATGGGTGCTTCTGACAATGACGTTGGCATTACACAGATGCTCAGACAAGGGGCAGCACTTACTACTCTACAACCATTATTCTCTCGTCTGGATGAATCCTGTAAAGTATTAGGTGAGATTATATTGGAGAATATCCAGACCAATATGGCACCAGGCAAAGCACAGCGCATATTGGGCCATGCACCTTCACCACAATTTTATAACAAAGCATTCGGCCGCTATGGTATCTCCATAGAAGATGGTATTAATACTGCTACTCAAAGACAAATGTCGGTTGCGCAGCTTATGGAGCTTAAGAAGCTGGGTATTGGTGGTACGGCTATAGACAAAGTAATACTTGAACAAATAACTATCCAAGACAAATCGAAGCTTATGCAAGCAATCGAACAGGAACAACAACAAGCGGCTCAAATGCAGCAGCAACAGGCACAAGTTGCTATGGCTGAATTGCAATCACGCGCTCAATATTCACAGGCCAAGAGTATGAGTGAGCAAGCGTTGGCAGACGAGCGGCATGCAAGAGTCCAAGTTGAAGCATATCAAGTAGCTGAAAAAATAGCCGAAACCCACAAGCAAGAAGAAGAAGCGTTGCTTAACAAGGTACGCGTCCTTAAAGAACTTGAAGGCTTGGATCTATCTCACTTGAAGGAACTTATTTCGATGGCGCAGATGCTTAACCAACAAGAAGTAGCCAAAAAACAACCGGATACAAATAAATCACAACAACAAGTTGCACAGGCCGCATAAAATATATTAGGATACCGGTGAGAACAGTTAGAGGTTTTCACCTTGGAGTGAGTTGAGGACATATTGTCCCCAACTCGTACTTCAGTTACTAAAGGAGCCTACAATGGCTAAAAAAAGATTCTACGGATCAACTGCTGAGCGGGATGTTATTGAAGAAGGTGGCCAAAAAGGCATGATGATGCAAAAAAATGCACGCTTTCAGAATGCATTTGGCAATATGTCTTTTGACCCTAATGGTTCAGCCGGATTCCCTACCGATGTTCGCATGGAAAACTATCCCGAAGCAGGCCAGTTTATGATGCTTGATGATAAGCTTTCTGGGTCTATGCAGGGTATTGATTCACAAATGCGCAATGATGCGGGTGATGTGCGTCGTATTAGTAAACCACGCAGAATTTAAGGAACTCATATGCCTGCAATGTTACGAACCAATAAATGTGAAAAGCTTATATGGCGTATCTTACCCAAGCCTCTGAACCTTACTGAGAAAAAAACCAAGAAAGAAGAATATATTGATGAACGGCTTAATATGGCTTGGCTTGCACGGCAACGATAAATTCTATACTGAAACACCGGCTGTATTTAGTTTCTTCCTTTATGCAGCCGGTATTTAAGGAATACTATGTTAATAGCACGCTACACTACCGATTACCCTTATTATTGTAATCAATGCAGTTTACATCACACTATCGGCAAATGCCCGAAAGGATATAAATCATGAGTATTAATCCCAGTAAACCCGCACCAAAGCCACAACCAAAACCAACCCCATTTAGTGGCCCCGTGAAAAAATTATATGCAGCTGCACCAAAAAGCTGCAAAAAATGCGGGAAGAAATCCTGCAAATGTTAAAAAGGTTATTAACCATGGCAAAGAATTGGATAGCTAAAGCGGTGTCTAAGCATCCAGGCAAACTGAGAAAGCGTTTAGGTGCAAAGAAAGGTAAAAAAATACCGGCATCTAAACTAAAAAAAGCTGCCAAAGCCAAAGGCTCATTGGGCAAAGAAGCAAAATTAGCCATCACTTTAGGTAAATTAAGAAAAGGAAAGAAATGAAAAAGCAATCAATGAAATCTAAATACCATGAATCTTCAGCAGCTAAGCGTAAAGCACATGGCTATAAAAAGACTAAACATCCTGAAGAATCATTCGAGAAGTTTGCTGCAAAAGAGATGAAAAAAAAGAAGTGTTCTATGTGCGGGAAGTAACGCATGACTCAAGAAAAAAGAGAGAAATTTCAAAATAAGCTGGCATCTTTAAAAGAGTTGTCAGCTTATGTTTTAACCAATACAGACACATTTGATTTAAGAGACATCATAAAAGCAATGGCTGAAAAGTTTCCACAGGGAATGCAAAATTGCATAGATAACGCAAAAAAGCTTTATGAATCTAATCCCCATAGAGACTTCTATATTATTTCACATGTAAAAGTAGAATGGTTTAATCCAAAACTATGGAGACAACAATTTGTTTCCTCACTAGATTGTCCGCGACCGTATCTTAACTTTACTGTCTTTAAATATCATCGAAAAATAGATATGGTTGAAGAGTTGTGGTGCTTACCTGATAGAGCCACGCTCAACTTCTATTATAATCTTAGACATCTAGCATCTCCTGATGAAGAGAAAATAGTAAAGTATTGTGTAGCATACAAAGACGGAACATTGTATCGTAAGATGCAAGAACTCAACGGAGAATCCAAAGATAAACCATTCCTCTTAGTGGATGATTTATCACAATTCAAAGATCCAATTAAAGGAGTAATCTAATGGCAGAAAAAATGTCTATGGTCACCGACCAATTTGGTGTAGGAAAAGATTTAATATTTGAACCGGAATCAGAACCAACCCAGCAGCCTGTTGAATTAGACGCAGCAGAAAGTGTCCCCCAAGTCCCTTCTGAAGTACTTGCTGATAATACTGTTCAGGCTGCTGGAACCCAAGAAAATCAACCAGAAATTGAACAAAAACCGGTCAAAGAAACACGTAATGCATCGAACTTTCGTGCGCTTAAAGCAGAAGCGGCCAAGATGGCACGCGAACGCGATGAGATGAAAGCACTCGTAGAACAATACCAGCGCCAACAACAAAGCTATCCCCAACAACAGGTGGCTCCAGGATCTGGATTATCATCGGGAGATGATTTTGATATTGAACCAGACGCGTACGCGGAAGGCAAACACTTAAAAACTCTGGCAAAACAACTTAAAGAGTTAAAACAAGAAAATGAACGTATTAGGCAACAAACTCAAGGTTTTGCTATTAAAGCAGCTTTAAAATCTGAGCATCCTGACTTTGATTCAGTAGTGACCCCAGATAATCTTAAAGCATTAGAGATATCTTATCCTCATTTGGCTAAAGCTATTAACATGAACGATCCGTATAATGCGGGTAAGGCTTGTTATGATCTGATTAAGCAATTTGGTTTAGATAACGACGATGCACAAGAAAGCGAAATAACCAAAGCGGTCATTGCATCAAATATGAGTAAGCCTAAACCTGCGGCAGCGGTCAAAGGTGTTCGTTCTAGCAATGAAACTGCAATGGGAAGAGCTTCAGAGTTTTACAACGGTGAGTTGACTGATCAAATGAAAAAGCAATTCTATAAAGAACTGCAAGAGTCAATGAAAGGCTACGGCGGCTATAAACCATAAATTTTTTCATTATGCGCTCAGGGGAACATGATTACTACCATGCTTCCCCTTTTTTATTGCTAATATCCCGATAAATTTAGTAGTATGCCTTCGAATGATATATCGGGAGTCCATTCATCCCATCCTGGCACGGTATGTGCAACTATCTACTGATGATATGTCTGAGGTTCATCAGCTCATCTTTAAGAACTTCTAAATTCTTTTATTTTTGGAGCTCAAATGGCTACAGGAATAACAACGGTAGCACAAGTTGCCCCACCAATACCGGTGAGTTTTCTTAACCGAATGCTATCGATCCCCACTCCTTTAAATATTCATGGTACCTGTGCAAATCAGTTTACCATGCCAGCGCAAGGCGGAAATATTCTCCGTATGCGCAGACCAAATCGTTTACCAGTCGATTATGCAAAAGCACCACTGGGTATTACCGGTATCAATCCACCACCAGTAATTCCTACGGTGACCGACATAGACGCAGAATTGAACTTGTACGGCAGTTATATGCTTGTACAGGAGCAGGTTAACTGACGGCCTGCTTTAAATCTTGGGTGATTGACTTGGAAACCGAAGCGTAAGAGCCGGCAACAAGGCGGAAGGCGAAAGCCACCGTGAGAGACTAAGCCCTGAGACGTTTAAATATACGAAGCGATAGTCCGATCCGATGCGATAAGCACCGGAGGGAGGAATAACAAGACTCCCCGCCAAATAGAAATTATTTGGTCAAATAAGTAACAGATTAAATGCGTTTTAACAAGCCAAGACCCTGTGTTGAATTGGATGACCAACCAACTTGGTATCCAATTACGTGAAGTAGAAGACGAATTAATTCGTGATATGCTTCTTGCGGGTGCTGGGCAAATTAACTGCGTAGGCGGTGTAAATGGCGATAACCCAACAGAATTCACTGCAACCGATATTGCCGGTGCAGCTGCAACTCTGTTCAACGCGAATGCTTATACTATTGCAAACGTGGTTGAAGGCCAAAATAAATTTGGTACCTCGCCTAAAATGAATGGGCGAGTAAAATCTTCTCTGATAGACTTGGAACTCGAAGTGGCAATTGGCTAACCGACAACAAGGGGCAAGAATGAAATTTTTATGTCATAAATGTAAAAAAACTCAGTTTCATAGATTATCAGTAAGAACAGTTGTATTAGATTGTTGTGATAAATTATATGAACTTTGGGATTATGATGAACATAATTTCATTCAGCCTGAACGACTAAGTGAGAAGACAACTAAAAAATGTGCATGTGCTTTTCATGGAGCATCTAATTGTTCTGAAAAAAATGGTTCTATGCATATCTTTTTTAGCTGATGCGATAGTCTGAACACTACGGATAACGTAGTGAGGTGAATCCGAAGAGGTTTACCCGCCTAGAAATAGGTCACAAAAGTAACAGAACTGGTTCGTAATGCGTACTTTGCGATGGGTAACTCAAACCTATCTCAATCTTTGCAGAACGTTGATGGATTTATCCATTCAGCACAATATCCGAGCCAACAGAACATTCTGGAATCAGAGTGGGGCAGTGTACAAAACGTACGTTTCCTACTTTCTTCTATTGGTTCAACCTCTCCTAATGATTCATTCTTGGGTAATACGGTGTATAACACCTTTATTGCGGGTAGATTTTATGCCCGCGTTAAATCTCTTCTGATTGACTTGGAACTCTGGTTAACAGACAACAAGGCGGAAGGCGAAAGCCACCGTGAACGACTGAGTGAAGAGAACTCATTTTATGAGTATGCGACAGTCTGAACTCTATGGTGACATAGAGAGGGAGATTCGAAGAAGTTTCCCCGCCTGGAGACAGGTCAATAAAGTAACAGAATGATGGAATCATATGGATTCGTACGCCAAGATAGAGAATCTGCTCAATTTGTGTATTTACCTCCACAAATTGCCGGCGGTAATCTCGCATTGAATGCGTCTTTGGGTTGGAAAACTCGTAACGCTCAAGAAATCCTTAACGATGCGTGGGTGCTTAACCTTCGCTCAACAGTATAAGGAGGCGTAACATGGCTATAATTTCACAAGGAACCTTTACTCAAGGTTCAACAGCTTCTGTTATCAGACTGCCTATCGTTTCTGATGTGGATAGATTTACCTGTTACAATATTACTCAAATGGCGGCCAATCAAACGACTGCTATTGGAGTTCAATATTACTGGCAACGGGGTTTTCCTGCTGGTGCTCAGATTGAATATTTAAAATCTAACGCAGCCGATGCAGCAAACCTTATCCAGTATCTAACTACGGGCGGCTTTACCCTTATTAATACCACCAATCAACAACCTGGCGTGCTTAATAACGGTTCTACGGGTATTTCTGCGATTAGCAACGCAACTCCCCCCGTTGTTACCGTCGGTTCAACCGCAGGTATGGCAGCAGGTTCAGTGGTAAGACTTTACAGCCCAACTGGTGCTGATGAGTTTGGTGGTCTCGATTTTACGGTCGGATATAACACCTTTACCGGTACTACGTTTGACTTATCCTATATGTCAGCGGGCGGTGTGGGAACTGCCGGTTCATTCCGCGTGATTCCTTACAATCCTATCTTCTATCCTCGTCAACGTTTTATTGCTTCTATATCACAAGCTGCACAAGCAGTAGTGGTTACTACCGTGACTCATGGGTATCAAGTGGGTCAAAAAGTATCATTCAGAATTCCAAAAATATTCGGAATGGTGCAATTGGATCAAGTAGAAGCAACCGTCGTAGCTATTAATACCACCAATACGGTTAATAGCTTTACCATTAACGTGGATACTTCTGCATTTAGTGCGTTTACCTTCCCTGCTTCAGGTAATCAGCCATTCACTCCTGCGGTCGTAGTACCGGCTGGTATGGATATGGCGTATGCTCAATCGCAAAATGTGAACTTCTTGTCTGATGCATGGGATAACGTGTCTTATATCGGTATACAACTGGCTTCAGGTGCCAATAGCCCTGCTGGTTCTGCTGGTGATACGGTGTACTGGGTTGCTGAAAAAGCTGATTCAGTAAATACCATTGTGCCCGTGTCATTGAATCTGTAATTGTATTTTAAGAGGGGGAGGACGCTCTCCCTCCTTTCAAACTAAGGAGTATTTATGTCTAAAAAAAATCTCAATCAAAAACAGGTGGTAGCCGCTGAACAAGCAAGTTTTGATCATCAATATGAACTTGATCATCAAATCGTGCGTGGTGTTTTTAGAAGCTTAAAACAAAAGGCTGCCCCCTTACGCTTTCCTTTGCGTTTATATAAACAAGATCCGATTAAATTCTTCCCGGAAGATATTAATGGCAGACCTAATTATTTTGTTGATGGCAGAACTTATGAGATCCCGTTATTTGTGGCTAATTATTTAAACAATAAATGTGCGCGTGAAGTGGTTCGTGCGGCATTGCCAAACGGCCAATTTACCAATCAACATGCGCGGGATGCAAATGGTAACTTTTTATACGAAGCTCCCATTAATACTGTTGAAAAAGAACATCGTTTTATGTTTGTATCTACTGACTTTAAACCGGTCAAAGGATGGGTTGAACCTTCAACATTAGTAGAAGTACAAAAAAAACTGGTAGTGTAATCCTAAATTAAAAAAGGAACGGCCATGGTGACACCAACTTTTACCGCGCTTACTAATCCGCCACCAAAACCAGCTTTGCGGTTTATTGGTAATATTACGAATGCTAACCCGGCATTAGTAACTACCACTATACCGCATCTGTATCAATCGGGGATTATTGTGCGATTGTATGTGCCATCAGACTTTGGCATGTATCAAGCGGATCAACTCTTTGGAGCAATCACCGTTATAAACGCAACACAGTTTACGATAGCGCTTGATACGACAACCTTTGATGTCTATAACAATCCTGGTACTAATTTGGCCAAGGCTGCCATGTCCGTTCCTATTGGTGAGATCACCTCAGATTTCTATTCTCCTTTTACCAACACCTTGCCTAATGCGACTCCGATTGTTGATGCACCCATACCGGTACCACCAAGCTTTATTAACTATTATGACCAGGTTTAAGGAGATACAATGGCAGTAAATCAAACCCCCACAAATTCTACTCTAGCTTCAATTCAAACGATGGTGCGGCAGATTACGCGTTCACCATCGCCTTCTCAGTTATCTGATTTTGATTTGAATCAGTTTATAAACACCGCTGTTCTCTATGAATTTCCTGAAACATTGCGATTGTTTAATTTAAGACAAAATTTTACTTTCTATACACAGCCTAATATAGATACTTATGCAAGTAATCTTACTAATCCTACCGATCCTTTATATGATTTCACCAATCGTTATATTACGGTTCATCCACCCGTATTTGTAGCGGGCATTCAAATTCAGTATACGCAGTCACAGACGGAGTTCTTTTCTTATTGGCCTGAAAACCAATTTGAAACTGTCGTTGGTCAAGGAGATGGTACTACGACTAGTTTTTCAGGAACCCTTTCAACCTTTCCTGTATTACAGAATCTGGTTAACTTTACCTCTATAGATTCCAACGGTAATGGCCTGGTATTAGCTGATTATCCGGTTACTAATACTACCGGTGCACTCGGCATTCCCAACCAATCTCAGACGATTCCCAGCCCCTACGGCCAGATAGATTATGTGACCGGAGCCTTTACGCTTAATTTTCCCACTGCGCCTGGGCCTAATATTCCCGTACAATGCCAAGCATGGCCATATAAAGCGGCTATACCGACTATCATGTTGTTTTTTGATGGTAAATTTCAATTACGTCCCGTTCCGGATCAAGTATATCGAGTACAAATGGAAGTATATGCACAACCGGTACAATTGCTTGCAGAAGATCAAGTTCCTGCACTTTCAGAATGGTGGGAATATATTGCGTATTTAGCTTCACGTAAGATATTTGAAAGACGCATGGATTATGAATCTATCGCTCAAATTCAACCGTCACTTAATCGCTATGAACGATTAGTTTTACGCAGAACCTTGGTACAGCAAAGCAATGAGCGTGCACAAACTATTTATAATTTTGGTAACAGTACTCAAGGTGGTTGGGGTAACAACAACTATTGGAGCACCTTTTAATTAGGAATAACTATGTTAAATAATACTCCGTTAGCCGCCCAGCGAATCTCAGATTCACAGCCGCTCATTAATCAAAATTTTACCGTAATAAATACCGCATTTTCCGTAAACCATGTGCAATATAATGATCCATCGGGTAATCAAGGGAAACATAACTGCGTGGTTTTTCCCACGGGTGCAACCGTACCAACATTCTTAGCAAATGAATGTGGGTTTTACTTAGCGCAACCCACCAATACCGGCACATTACCTACCTATGCGCTTAACGAGATATTTATTAATAAATTAATTGTAGGGGGTGCCGCTCAAACGGTGCCCATGACTGGCTCAATATTAAGTACTACTGTCGCAGTAACCAATCCGACCGGTCTTGCAGGATGGACTTATTTACCTTCAGGATTATTGCTTAAATGGGGATTAACTCCTGCTATACCTTCGGCCGCCACACCCCCCTCTTATTTAAATTTCACTATACCTTCGAGCGCTAATAATCCTGCGTTTGCAAATCTATTTCACGTCCAACTAACCGCAGCTGGCACACCTGCTAATGGTGTGGGATATCAAATAGTAAATGCAAATCTCATTCAATGTTATTCGCAATTAGGTGTATCCGGAGCTTACTATTTTGCTATAGGAGTCTAGTATGCCATTAGAACGTTTTCTTATTGGGCCACCTAATTCAGGATTACAGCAAAATCTAAAACCATTTCTTATTATGGATGATGCGTGGGCACAATTGGCCAATATGTATTCCTGGCGTGGTCGCATGAGAAAACGCTTTGGTACTATCTATTCAAGCCAAGGTTCTCTTATTGCCGATCCGTTAGCATCACGGGTTAAAATACAAATAGGAACTTATGCAGTACAAACTAATCCACCAGGCCCGGCTATTAATCCGGTACCCGGAACGGTATTTGCCGTAGGACAACTTTTTTCAGTAGGAGCTGATATATTTACGGTATATCAAACAGGAACTCCTGCAACTATGAAATCTTCTAATCCTAACGCAAGTGGCACTTACAACACCACTACTGGAGCTTGGGCAATTACCTATGCCTCCGGTGCACCTGTTGGTACCACGCCGGTCTATTGGTATCCATCAACTCCTATTATGGGGATAGAAACCTATCAATCAGCAGCAATAAACGATAATCCTACGTTTGTATGGGATACCCAATTTTCTTATCAATACGTGGGTGGACAATGGGTTCAGTTAGGAACAGCGGTATGGTCAGGAACTGACAGTAACTTCTTTTGGTCTACTAACTACCGTGGGTCATCTGCGGCTAATGCCTATATGTTTACTACCAATAACAATATTCCCGACGGAATAAAATATTGGGATGGTATGGCTTGGAACAATATGAGCATATCAACCGGAAGTGGCACCACAATGCAAACGGCACTCCTCATTGTTCCTTTTCATAATAGACTGGTATTTCTCAATACGACCGAAGGCGGGGTAAATTTTCCCACAAGAGCACGTTATAGTGCCATTGGCAATCCGATAGAAAATGCCGGTACTTCTTATTTTCCCTGGTATTCAAATCCCAATGCAGCCAACTGGATTGGGGGAGGATTTGAAGACAACATTCAAACTCAACAACCGATTCGTTCTCTACGTTTCTTACGAGACCGACTTATTGTGTTTTTTGGATCAGGAACTGAATCTTGCTGGGAGTTAGTCTATACCGGTAACCAGATATTGCCCTTCAGATGGCAACAAATCAACGGAGAACAAGGTTCGGAAGCTACCTTTAGTACGATACCATTTGATGATCATATCCTTACGTTTGGCAATGTCGGTATACATAGCTGCACGGGCGCACAAGTACAAAGAATAGATGATTTAATACCGAACTAAATATTTGAAGTATCAAATGAAAATGCCGGCCCGCAGCGCGTAAATGGAATACGAGATTATTTTTTTGAGATGGCCTATTGGTCGTATCCTTCCGGAGCAGTATCAGGAACCTATCCTAACCAAGTATTGACCTATAATTATAAAAACGGAACGTGGGCACTTTTGGATGATAGCATTACTTTTTTTGGTTATTTCCAACAACAATCAGACATCACGTGGCAGCAATTGACCCTGCAATGGCAACAAGAGAATGCAACATGGGCTTATCCAAATCTCGATGATCAAAATCTACTTATACTTGCGGGTAATCAAGAAGGATATGTTTTAAAAGTCGCTCAAGATGTATCACGAAATGCAGGGGCATTACAGATAACTAATATGGCTTTGGTCGCGGGCATACCCACTTTGACAATTATAAACCATAATCTGCAAGCCGAAGATATTGCCACAAACATGACCGGTTATATTATGATTGAAAATATACCCGCAACTGATCCAAATGTAGCACTCAATGGAACGATATGGCCTATTATAGCAGTCGTTGATGCAAATAATATTCAATTAGGTATACCGATTGCCGGAACATATGCGGGTGGTGGAACGGTAGCGCGCGTAAATAACATACTTATGAATAGTAAGCAATGGAATTTATATGCTAAATCAGGTAAGAATTTCAGTGTAAATCGTATGGAGTTTAATGTCGATGCAACGGCTGCCGGCCAATTAACCGTAGATTACTTTCCTTCGTTTACCAACACCTCTTTAATTCAAGCTACTAATTTAGGTAATAATATTTTAGATACCGCCCCTTATCCTATTTATCCCCTTGAGGCTGAACAGGATCAACTATGGCATCCGGTTTATTTTAGTGCGGTTGGTGAAACGGTACAGATTAGTATCTATATGAATGATACCCAGATGAGAAATCCCAATATTAGCCAAACCGATATACAGATCAATGGCATTCTGCTTTATGTAGAACCCCTTGGTCGCTTACAATAAGGAACATGCATGCCTGCAAGTGTTGATCAATCTAATACGGGGATGTTTATTAATGAGACCTATTCCTGGGATTTACCCAGTGACATAGACCCTTCATTACGAGAAGTCCTCACCAGACTTTATAGAACTACTAACTCTATGGCTATTGCGATAAACCAGAAAGAGACCGCAGTGTATCCTCTTGCTGAAATGGTTAATAGCCAGGCATGGTTTCCGAATCCGGCCACTTCTCAAAGCACGCCACGGCAACCAGCGTATCGAGGTGATTGGCGTATTGTTGTTAATTTTGGCGCATTACCCAATGCCGGCACTAAAAGTGTCGCTCATGGACTCACACCTACGGCTAATTGGTCTTGGACTAAGCTAGAAGCCTATGCAACTAACCCCAGTACGTTTGCTGGTTTACAAATACCATTCGCATCGCCTACGCTTAATGAGAATATTAAGCTCACTATTGATGCCACTAATGTAAATATAACCACGGGCATAGATTATTCAGCTTATACAATCTGCTATGTAGTAATTGAGATGCTAAAAAATTAAAGGAAATACGATGGCTTATAATATGAATATGTATAACGGTCAACAACCATTCAATCCAGTACAACAAGTACCCGCACCGCAAGGTAATTTTTTTACCGGACAACCGTCTTCTTATACAACCACCCAAAGATTTAACCCACAACAACAACAGTTGCAGAGTCAATCTATTCAGCAATTAATGTCTCTCTTGCAAGGCGGAGGGCCATCAGGATTTGGTGCAATCGAGGATCAAGCAAGACAAAACTTTCAAAAGAAAACGATACCTGGCCTGGCAGAAAGATTTTCTTCGCTGGGCGGTTCTCCTGGTGGATCCTCTGGTTTTGCGGGACTATTAGGCGAAGCAGGTTCGGGATTAGAAACTAATCTTGCAGCCCTCAAAGGACAATTGGGGCAACAACAACTAGGACAGTTATTGCCTTACGGGTTTGCGCAATCATTTGATACGCAATATTTTCCACGAGAAGCGGGATTTTTGGAGAACCTACTAGCACCATTATTGGGTGGCTTAGGTCAAGGTGGCGGACAAGCTGGTGGCCAAGCGTTGTTAATGAAACTATTACCTCTTTTGTTATAAGGAATAACGATGCCTATACAAGTAATAAATAGAGGCCAAGGATTGGGTGCTAGACTTGGTTCTGCCTTGGGTGAAGGTTTAGGAAGTGGATTATCTCAATCTATTTCTTCGGGTTTAGAACAGATGACTCAAAATAAAATGAAAGATATGCAAGCCAATAAATTAGTAAATGGTTTGAGTACTCTTTTTCCTGGTAGATCTCCAGAAGAATTAAAGTCTTTAGCTTCATTATCTGTACAATCCCCTGAATTAGCTGGTATTTATTTAAAACAACAATTACAGGAACCACAGAACAAAGCATTTGCACAAGCTCTTCAAGGAATATTGGGTGGTGAAAATGCAGTTAATCTTGGTGAGAATGCTCAATTAAATCCTCAGCAGGCATTTCAATTAGCACAATTAAAACAATCGCAACAAAAAGAAGTTGGTAAATCACAAGAAAAAGTTAAACCATTTCTTGATGCCCATTATAAAGATATGCAAGCGGCTAAAATATTAAAAAAACAGGCTGAAGAGTCATTAAAATTATTACAAAGGATAAAACACAAATTACCAGGTAATTTTATTACTGGTAAAATTGCTGAAGTAGCTTCGACTGATCCAGATGTTCGTAAACTAGCTGCTGATTATAATCGATTAGTAAAACTATCTGCTAACTTTGGTAAGGGTGAAGGAGTTATGACTAACTTCAAGCTCAAATTAGAACAGGCAGCAAAAGCAGGACTTGATAAACCTATTGATACTCAAGAAGAAATTTTAAAAGATTTTATCCGCCATGCTGATAATGTGTACGATACCGATCGAAAGATAACCGAAATAAGAAAACAAAATAAAGGTGTTTATCCTCTGGATTTAACTCAGAAATTGATTGAATTTGAGGGATCAGAAAAACAACCTGAAGCAATATCAGCTGGATCAAAAGTTTCTTCTATCGATCAATCTCAAATACCTGTGGGAAAACGTGCTCAAAATCCTAAGACTAAAGAAATATTTATATGGGATGGAAATGAATGGGTATTAGAAGAAGAATTTCTAGGAGCTAATAATGCCTGATATGAATGAATTAGTTTTTATCGATGATGTACAACCACACCAGCAATTAAATACTGAAAAACAACCAGAAAAATTGCTACCCTATCTTGGTAGACAAACGTTGGGAGGTTTAGAGAAAGTAGCAGAAATTCCTTCTAATATATTCGAGACTTTATCAAATTTTGGGCAACAAAATCAAAAGCAATTTGAGCAGACATTCCCTGGATCAAAAGGCTTATTGGGCAAATCAATTTCAGAACAATTGCCCATTCCAAAAGCTGAACAGATAAGATCTAGATCGGAAAAGGCTTTAGGTTATCAACCAGGATCATTTACACCACAAGGATTATTTGAACGTATAGCCCAAGAAGCAGTTTCAACTGGTGCTCTTACAGCAGTAACGGGAGGAATTGGAACTGCGGCATCGCAAATTAAACCAATAATTGGCTCAGCAGTAGGTGGAAATGTATTACAAGATATTGGTTCATTTTTAGGATTACCTGAAGATTTACAAACGGCCATGCATATTAGTGGTTCTCTTTGGGGATCTACGTTGGGAACGAAATCTAAAGTAGTTAAGTCTTATAATAAAGCCTATAAGCAAGCTGAAGAAGCAATAAAGCCTAATTCTGCTATTCCAGCTCCACGACTTAATCAAGTGGCAGATGATTTGTTAGAAAAAACTTCTAAGTTGCCTGGATATGAAAAAATTGAGCCTACTATAAAACAGTTTAAAGAATTAGGGGCTAATCAAGGGCGAGTAAATATAAAAGATGCGTGGGCTTTTAAGAAACGTTTAAATGAACTTTATGCAGGATACCCAAAAGATATACGAAACTTTGCAGTTAATCCTATGCTTGATGTACTGAAGAATGATGTTTTGAATGCGTATGGTAAATTAAATAAAAATTTTGGAAATCCATACCTATTGGCAGAAAAAGACTTTGCAGCAAGCAAAGGAGGACTTATTAAATTTGATAAGTTTAAAAATGCTGCGGCTAAAGCGTCAGAGAAAATAGTTGAGAATCCTGAGAAGTTTGGCCCATACGTAAAAATGGGACTAAAAGCTGGATTATATGGGATTGTTCCTTTTGGTTCTTATTTTTATGATCCGTTAGTTTTTGGTGGCGTTGGAGGATTTGGTTTAGGGGCACGAGAGCTAAATAAATTTTCTAATCTAGTAAAGAATTCTCCCACTGCTCAAAATCTAATGTCTAAATCGATCAAGGATTTATGGGCAGGAAATACCGCTGCGGCATTATCATCATTAAATAAGATGGATAAAATATTAGAAAAAGAAAATAAACGATTTGAAGATGAATTGGTATTTATTTAATCATCAAGTAAACCCATACCAAAAGCTGAACATAATAAAGCAAAGGGAATTATAAAGATAAGGTCTCTTATTTCAAACATTTTAGTCCTCTAAAGTTATATGTTTCCACCCTTACAAATAGAATCCTTAATCATATTTCTTTTCCCAAGCCATTCTTTGTTTTATTGCCTCAATTATTAGACCAGTTATTTTCATATGCCTTTTGTCGGCAATCTTTTTAACTTCCTGATATAGTTCTTCATCAATATAAGCGGCAAGTCTTCTTTTTCCAGGTCTAGTCACTAAAAATCCTTTATTTAAAGCATTTATTATATAGACAATAGTACACATGTGCACTATTAAGTCAAGTTATTTGCTTTATATTGATTAATTAGATTAGTATGGGGCAAATAAAGTTAACTCATGTAAAAGGAATACTGAAATGGCAATCAATATACTCAAGAAAAAACAAAGTTATGGCCCCGCGGGTAATCAGCTTACTCTTTTATATACACCCCCAGTAGTAACCACACGAGCACCAACTTCATCGGATTTGGCACCTTTAGGGCAACTCTGGGATAATAAATCCACTAATACAGTTTATATGCTTACTTCTTCGGGTGTATGGACGCAATTGGTTGCTTCTTCTGGGTCGGGGGTTTTCTCAAGTCTTACGGTGACCGGCCCCTCAACTTTAACGGGCACGACTAATATAAATACCTCCGGAGCTTCCGTAACCAATATTGGCGTGGGGGCAACCGGGGCAGTCAATATCGGCAATGCCACGGGCAACACAAGCATTTCAGCAGGTAATTTTGTGGTAAGCCTGGGCAATATAGAAGTAGTTACCGGTAATATCACCGCTGATTTAGGTAATATTGCCGCTACTCTGGGCACCGTAACCGGTGGGGCGGGAGTTATTGCAACGACCGGGGGCGTTACGGCAACCGCAGGTAACATAACCGCAACCAATGGCAATGTGGTTCTTTCTACCGCCGGTACCCATATTGCATTACCAGGTCCCGTATTTATCTATTCGGGAGCAGGCGCTCCTTCTAACGCTTTGGCTCTTCATGTTGGCGATATGTATATTAATACGACTGCCGCATCAGCGACTACGCGATTGTACATAGCAACTGCGGCAAACACATGGACAAATGTCACTTGTGCCGCCTAGACTAATATAGCCAATGGCTTGATTTCTTTATAAGACATGGAAACATGCCGCATAATTTAGGCTTCATACTTCACACAACTGTACTGATGCTTAGAGTTTTAATAGGCTTGAGCATCAGTACAGTATCCCAAATTAAAGGATTATTAATGAACACACCTAAAATACAAAATTTACCCTTCATGCAAATCGTGAAAGATGGCAGAGCGTATATACTCTTATTGCCATTCAATAGTCCATTTGATGAGGTATTTACCGTTCTTGATGAATTTAAAGTAGATGTACAAGCAGAAAAAGATTTTCGTGCCCAGATAATGGAAAAAGCGCGTCTTGAACAAGAAGCAAACAATGCTAAAGCTGAAGCACAGGCTGAAGCATCAACAGGGGGTTAATTATGGCTCAATTACGCATACAAGCTATTCCACTAGCAACGCTCAGTTCAGCATTGATTAGCAATACGTATACACCCGTAAATGGCACAGGATTACCCAATGCCTGTTTTTTGCTTCGTATCATTAATAATTCTACTGAGCCAGTGACGCTCTCGTATGGTGGATCTACCGATAGTGATATATTGCCCGCTGGTGACACGTTACAACTGCCCGGGCCGATCAATACCAACCAAGGCTCCCGTGGCGCATTATTTCCGATTGGTACCATAATTTATGCCAGAGGAACAGCCGGAACGGGTTCAATTGGCGTAGCCGGCTACTTTACGTTACAGCCGTAAGGAGGCTTCATGAATTATCAAACAGCCATACGCTGGTATCCTGAGACGATGAGAACGATTGAGGGTAGTTCTATTACCAATGCAATGTTTACCGCTATTGGCGGCCCATTATTACATCCTTGTAGGCAGTTTATTGTGCAAAATTATACAGATCAGATTCTTGATTTTAGTATTGACGGCATTAACCCACATTTTTCAATGGCGGCTACGAGCGGCATTATTGATGATGTTACCAGTAATGCTGCACTATCTAAGGGCCTTATGCTTGCACAGGGCGAAACGCTTTATGTAAGGGGACGGAGTGGTACCACACCAACCGGCTCAGTAGACTTTTCAGTCTTTTATGCCAGCGATGGCCAATAGGAGTATACAGTGAGCCAAATTACAAACTATGGCCCCGGCACTACACCAGTACCAGGAACGGTATTATTTTTAGAAGGTGATTTAGGCGGAGATGTTGGCCCCGATGGATCTGGTGTTATACATCTTATTACCAATAATGCCAGCGTAAATGCCGGATCATCAGTATTGTTTGTGGGTAATACCCTTACCAATACCACTACTTTGGATGTTACGGACGTTAATAATAGTACATTGATTGGATTAAATGCGGGAAACTTAACCATTTCCGGTATTAATAACACCGGTTTAGGACAAGGTGTATTGCATGCACTCACAACCGGTGCCAATAACACCGCACTCGGTGAAAGTGCAGCAACTGCCATAACAAGCGCAAACGGTAATACTGCAATAGGTTCTGGTGCACTTGCAACCGCAACGAGTGGCATCGGACACAATACTGCCATTGGGTTTGACAGTTTACTCAATCTTACAACGGGCCATGACAATATTGCTTTGGGTTATCAAGCAGCACAAAATTATACCAGTACCGAAACAAATAATATTGTTATTGGTAATACCGGTACGGCAGCAGATGCGGGTATAATACGTATTGGCACTTCAGGTACACACATAGAAAACTTTCAAGCAGGCATTGCCGGAGTTACCGTATCCAATCAAAAATCGGTGGTCATAAATTCTACTACCGGTCAATTAGGGGTTGATTCAGGTGCTATTACCGTTCAAACAATAACCGGTAATGATGGAGTAGCAGAATCGCCCAGTGCAAACAATTTTAACTTTCTTACTGCTAATTCTACGGTTAAATTTATTGGATCATCAGCTACTGAAACATTAGATTTTAATAGAACAACAAATTTAATGTTGGGAAGTTCATTGCCCTCTTTAACCACAGGCAATAA